ATACAACATATAATGGTGGTAATGCCGATAGATTTTTTACTGGAACAGGTGCTATTAGTTTTAGTCAATTAAGGACTAATTTTGGTGGTCCTACTGGAGCAGTTAAAGTATCTGATTATATAAGAACGACTACTGCAACTTCAACTAGTCATGTTGTACCTGATTCAAGATTTAATGATGGGACAAATACTGGTAATGTAAAAACCAGTGCAGTAGAAGATGCTGCAATGAATTTGGAAGGGTATAGAGATACTGTAAAGAAAATAGAAATAACTTTAGGATCTGATGAGACTGGTGGTAATTATGATATTGATTCTCCTTGGAATACTGGTGAATTATCAAAAAATGTAGAAAAGGATCATATTATTGATGGTAATGTAGATGCAAGTACTACTAATACTAATACAGATCCTGCTGCAAAATTTGATCCTTCAGTTGATGTACATAATTTTGAACTTATTGTAAATCAAGATATTATAGGTAGAGGTGGAGATGGTGGAGGAAGTAATGATGCTAATGGAAGTGATGGTGGAGGTGCGTTATATGTTAATCCAGGTGGTAGTTCATCCAATATTTCAATTAGTGTAGCCAGTGGAGGAATGATTGCTGGTGGTGGCGGTGGTGGTGCTGCTGGTGAGAAAGGTGCTACTGGTGTTGATGGTAATAAAGGGGCTGATGGTAATAAAGGAGAAACTGGAGTTGATGGTAATTCTAATTCTATAGAGTGTTATAATAATTATAATGTTACTGGAAATAAATGTTCAGATTATAAATGGAGTTATAATAGACAAGATGACTCAAGATGTAATAGAAGATATAATAGAAGAAGATTTTTTGGTTTACGTCGACAGAGAAGAGAAACAAGATGTTCCAGGACTCGTGGAGGATGCGAATTTGGATCTCAAGATCCAAAATGTAAAAATAATTGTAGAAATACCTCTGATAATTATAATGCTGGTGACGGTACTCAAGGAAATCGTTGTAGTAGTGGAAATGATGCATTAACAAAGCAGAATTGTGCTCTGACAGATGCAAGATGTAGAGCTACTTTGGGATGTGAATATAAGCATATTACTATAATGCAAGCAGCTGCAGGAAATGGTGGTGCAGGTGGAAATGGTGGTACAGGTGGAAATGGTGGAGAAGGTGGATTAGGTGGAGAAGGTGGATATGGTGGACATGGAGCAGGTGTAACATATGCTAGTGGTCAATCTGGAAATTCAGGTGTAGCAGGAGCAGAAGGATTAGCAGGTAATTCAGGTACTACAGGTAATACTGGTGAATGGGGTAATGCAGGTCAAACTGTAAGATGTAATAAAGTAAATCGTGCTACTGGAGGAGCGAATAGAGCTCGAAGAACAGGAAGTAGATATTGGACTCAAGGAAATACTGGTGGTAAAGGCAAAACAGGTAATGCAGGTAAAACAGGTAATACTGGTGAAGACGGTGCGAAGGGTGAAAATGGTGGACGTGGAGGAAATTATGGTCAAAAAGGTGAGAATACCCGTGAAGGTACAGGTGGAAGTAGTGGATATGCAATTTCTGGAAATAAGTATGCAGTTGTAAGTGGAAATTCGGAGATTTTTGGTAGTAAGTAGGTTCTGATTGACGTTATATATAAATTATGTTATAATTTGGTTTAAATATGGATTACAATGATCCAGAGGTATTAAGGGAATTAATATATCTTTTTACCTATGAACATAATACACTTGATGAGGATAGTCTTGATGCAGTACCTTCATTAGAGACCATACAAGAACGTTTAGGAATTTGTCAAACTTGCGAACATCTTAATTCTAAGGTAATGGAATGTAATGAATGTGGATGTGAGTTGATGTCCAAAATATCAACAATTCATGATGAATGTCCTATAGGTAATTGGCCTATTGATAAGAAGGGTTGGTTTGCTAGTGCGTTTACATCAGCAGCACAGCAATTACCTAAAGAACATCAAAAGATCTTTATTGATGCTGGTTATTTTGAAAAACTCGTACAGGAGGATGATTTAAATGAAGATGAAGACAATACAGAAGATACAGATACCTCAGAATGAGATTGTTGATAATAGTAATCAACAAGATATAGAGGAATCTGAATTACTTGTAAAGAATATAGAGGAATCTGAATTACTTGTAAAGAATATAGAGGAATCTGAATTACCTGTAAATGATGATAATGATAATAATGACGACGATGATGATGATGTAAAATTTGGTCCATTAAATGTACCATATATTCCTGGAAAGTATGAAGATTTTATAGGAACATACGAAAAATGTGTTCCAGATATGATGTGTCATCATATAATAAAATCAATGGATTATTATATGACCACTGATTCTGTATGGTGTGAAGATGATCAGTTTCCAGATTCTATGGCAGGTAGATTTGGATATTCAATAGATTTGGGTCATATGAATCTAAAGATGGATGGTAGACCAGATCGGGATTTAAATGACGTAATATTTGCAAAGTTAAGAGAATATATTCATGTATTTGGACATATAAAAAGAGAAACATTTTATTCAACATGTCAGAAAGTACAGATGACTCCACCAGGTGGAGGTTATCATGTGTGGCATGATGAAAATACGGGATCTGGTGTAGATTCTTCTAGATGTTTAGTGTGGATGGTGTATTTAAATGATGATTTTGAGGGTGGGGAAACAGAATTTCTATATTATAAAAAAAGAATAAAACCTGAAACTGGTAAATTGTTAATTTGGCCAGCTGGTATGACTCATGCACATAAAGGTAATTTGGTATTAACAGGTAGTGCAAAGAATAAGTATATTGTTACTGGATGGTTTAATGTTGGTGGAGGTCATGCTGGTGGAGGTTATGAATGACTCAAGAGTTACCCTCATTAGGTGAACAAGGAAAAAATTTATCAGACACTCTTGCAAAAACTATGCAAGCATTTGTTAATGGTGATGAATTATTTGTTGATGATTTTGAAAGGAAAAGAAGATATGATATATGTCAGGCATGTGAACATTTTATAAAAAAACGTAAGAGATGTGCAAAGTGTGGATGTTATTTACAACAAAAGGTAAAAATGAAGATGTCGAGTTGTCCTATTAAAAAATGGTGAAATATTATTATATTATGGTGATTTTACTCTAAGATTTTCAGTTCGTTTTAATCTTTCTGATACATATTGACTAGATCTCTTATATTTCATTAATCCTCTAGTATCATTTAAGAATTGTTGTAGATAATTATTTCTTAGAATGTAAATACCTCTTTTTTTATTATTTTCTCTAGTTTCATACTGATAGTTACTAATTGATTTTGTAATTTGAGTTTTAGTTACCAATTGGTTTAAACCACTATCCCAATATTGTACATATGATGATGTGGGACTTGTATCTATTTTTGGTGTTGGTAATTTAAAGTTATAATCTACAACTTGTCCTGCTGGTAAAATTACTCTATCTTTTGAATCTTTAACTTCAATAGTTTCATAAAAACGAGTAGCATTTATATCAGCACCATAAGCAGATAGCGCAAATTCATAAAGATCTCTTTCTGCCAGTGGCCATTCATTTCTTACATTTGTAATACCAGCAGATATTAAAACAACCCAATCAAGTTTTGAACTATCATATAATTTTTTTGCAACCTGATCTGGTCTTTCACCATCTACAATTTGATATTTTTCAAATCTCGTAAATGAGTTATGAAAATCTTCTCTTAATTTAACTCTTTTAAATATATTTTTTGCTTGAATATATTCTGAAGCAGAGTTTCTATCAGATAGAGGTGATAGATATTCTAAATTTGGTAGTTCTCTAAAATATCCCATTAGTATCCAACTCCTTCTGTTTCTTGTCTTGGTCTATATGTTAGTTGACTATCATTAAATGAATCGCCAGCACTACCATCATCATTTTGATCATTATAATCTTTATCATATATTGGTACTAGTTCTTGGAAGGTTAAATCCATTATTGTAGTAATAGGAGTACCATCTTCATAAGTTGCATATACATTATTACCAGTATAATTTACTGATATATTTGTTAAGGCACATTCTTTAAACTTATGTAAGAAAGGATGATTAAGATTTCCTTTTCTATATTGTAATTCAAATATATTTGGTCTATCTAGAAAAGTTTTTGCATTACTTACTCTAGGAACCATATTTTTCTTTAAAGATCTTATAATAGATTTAACTTGCCCAGATTCTGTACGATCTCTAGGACTCATTGTAAATTGAAATCTAAATTGTCTAAGATTTACTCCATTAAAGAGTAATTCCATATTAGGATTAATAATTTTACCTTGAGTTCTTGCTAGTATTTGATCTCCAGTTACCTTTACAGCAGGTAGTATACTTACTGCTTTTCCAATTAATCTATCTCTAACAAGATTAAGTAATTCGTCTGATGCACCTTCAACTTTACCAAGTGCTTCTCTTAGATTGGAGGATGTAACATTAGTAGCCTTTGTTGAATTATTATTTTTAGTTCCAGCTACTTCTCTTACAGCATTTACACCAAGATCCATTGCAGTTCTAGATATAGCATCTAAAGTATCTGGTCCATATCCTACTGTAGTACCATCTTGAATATTTGATGGCATAGGTAATAAAATGATTCCATTATCTACAATTTGTGTAGGATTTGGATTTCCTGCACTAGCAGAAGTTCCTACATCACGAGCATTTGTGATATTTCCATATGATGGATCTGATGGAGGTTCGTTAGTATATTTTTTGATAGTAAGTTGAAGATAATCCGTATTTGACGTGATTGCTTCAAATGGATATCGTAATACTGCTGCCATTTATATTATTTTTTAGTTATTTAGCCTAAATTTTGCAAAAGGTATTCCATCAAGGTCATTTAGTTCATCAGAGTTCACTTGATAGAGACCACCAGCGATTTCACCCCATGTATATTGTCTACTTTCATTCCAATGAAAGTTAATTCCTTTGAAACCCCATTCATAAACAGCAGTTACAGCAACTAAGGGATTTTGATCATATCTAATATTTGGAGTCTTGGGATTATATACGAATATATAAAATTCACCTGGTTCTGGAGTCTTTTCACCTTCTTCTAGTGTATCTATTATTTCTAACATTAAATCATCAGGATCTTCAGATCCAATCATATTTTCTTTTACGGATTTGACTCTACTCATTTTCTAATTCCTAATTCGTTTTCTGTTAGAACTTTAAATTCCCATCTACGATCTTTACAAAATTCTTCTGCTGCTTTCCATTTTGCTTGGTTTTTTGCATATTCACAGACTTCATAGATATAACTCTTAGTTTTTTTCTTTTGAACTTTCGGTGCTATTGTTTGTTTCTGTGGTTTAATTTCAATAATATATCTTTTAATCTGACCATTACTTTCTCGTACCTTTATATAAAAGTCTGGAAAGTATCTATGAACTCTATTATCAACTGGTGAACGATATGGTAGTACTATTTCTTCACTTCCCCACTCTAGTATATTTGTAGTTTGATCACAATATTGCATAAATTTTCGTTCCCATAATGAACGATATATTATCCTAGTTGGATCACCCTTATACTTTTGGGGTCGTGTTGGTCTATACTTTCCTTTATATGCCATCTAAATAATAATAACAAAGGCTAATATCAAATATTTAGAAATGCCAAGCATACCAAATATAGAGACTCTTACTAGTCAGAATGTTAGACAACAACTTGCTGATGGTGGGTTTGCCAGGTCTAATCAATTCCAAGTTAGTATTACTAATGGTTGGGGTACACAAGGTGGAAGTACACCATTTATAGATCATCTTAATAATACTTCTTTGCAACCAATTTATGGGTTTAGTTGGAATTCAACTTTTAAGAGAAAATTAGCAATCTCTTGTTTATCAGCAGATGTACCAAATTCTCAATTGGCTACAAGCGATGTGAAAGATAATTTTATGGGAGTTCCACAAGAGTTTGCTCATACTAGATTATATACTGATCTTAGTTTCTCTTTCTATCTTGATAGAAATTATACTGTTTTAACTTTCTTTGAAGCATGGTTGGATTATGTTTCTGGTGGAAATAGTAAAGAAACTGATCCAGATGAGATTAATATGTACTCTGAACCTGTAGGATCATATTATAGAAGATTTAATTATCCCAATTATTATAAGAATAAGAGTGGATTTTATATTACCAAATTTGAGAAAAATTATGGAGTAACTGCAGCAACTAAGATATCATATCAACTAATAAATGCATTTCCCAAATCAGTTACAGTATCTCCTTTAGCATATGGTGAAGCAGAAGTTATGCAAGTTACTGTTAATATGGTATATGATAGATATAGAATTTATAGAGAGAATACACCTCTTAATACAACATCTTAATTAAAATAACCCTTATATATAAATATACGATCTGAAATACATAGATTATGCCTTTACCAAAAATTAATACTCCAACTTATGAGTTGGTTGTTCCTTCTACTGGAAAAAAAATTAGATATCGTCCTTTTTTAGTAAGAGAAGAGAAAATTCTTATTATGGCATTAGAATCTGAGGATATGAGCCAGATTACTAATGCTATTGTGGAAATCATGAAAGCATGTATTTTAACTAAAAATGTTAATGTACTTGAGTTATCAACTTTTGATATTGAATATATTTTCTTAAATATTCGTGCTAAATCAGTTGGTGAAGTTGTTGAAGTGAATGTTACATGTCCAGATGACATGAAAACTCAAGTTAAAATGGAAATTAATATTGATGATATTAAGGTTAAGAAAGATAAAAAACATGATGCTTTGATCAAGTTAGATGATTCATTATCAATGAAGATGAAATATCCTTCTATTGAGCAATTTGTTGAAAATAATTTTGAAATACAGAATAACCAGAATGTTGATCAATCATTGACTATGATTACATCATGTATTGATCAGGTATATACTGAAGATGAAGCATGGGCATCATCTGATTGTACTAGAGAAGAATTGATGGAATTTGTTGAGCAAATGAATACCAAACAGTTTAAGCAAATTGAAAAATTCTTTACTACCATGCCTAAACTTTCTCATACAGTTAAGGTTGAAAATCCAGAAACGCAAGTGAAGAGTGACGTGGTACTGGAGGGCTTAGCGTCTTTTTTCAACTAGTAATGTCACATACTAGTCTTGAAGTCTATTTCAAGACGAATTTTGCGTTGATGCAGTATCATAAATATAGTTTAGTAGACTTAGAAAATATGATGCCTTGGGAACGGGAAGTGTATGTTACATTACTTCAACAGTATATCGAGGAAGAAAATTTAAAACAACAGCAAAAGTAAGTGGCATTAGAAGAAATTAAAACACCTAAATTGAATTTAAAGAAGAGTCTTATATCTTCTTCGGTGTTTTCTGGAGCTTCTATTGCACCAAAAGTTTCTTTTGGTGGACTTGCAAAAGCAATAGGATCTCAACCATCTTTTCTTGATACACCTAAGTTAGATGTACCAAAAGCAAATCCTCTTGCAGATATTGTTTCACAATTACAAGTTAAGTTTGAATCTTTATCTAGTACTGTTCGTAGTAATGTAAGAAAGATTACTCTTCTTAAAAGAGTTTTAGAAGCAGAGAAGAAACCTTTTGGTGGTAAGGAAGATCCAATAGAAGAAACGAATAGAATATTAGTAGAGATACAAAATCAATTAGCATTAGATTTTGCATCTAGAATTACTGAAAAGAAAGAAAAGTTAGATTTTCTTAGAGATTCTATTTTAAAGAAGAAGCAAAAAGAAGATGAAGAAGATTTAGAAAAATCTAAAAATAATAAAGTTAAAGGTGGAGATAAAAAAGCAGATAAAGTTATTAAACCAATAACTAATGTATTTGATAAGATTATTGAATTTCTTTCTTTAATGGGAGCAGCGATTATAGCTGAAGGTGGTTTTCAGTGGATAACAAACCCAGAGAATAAAGAAAAAGTTACTGCTGCTTTTGATTGGTTAGCTGATAATTGGAAATGGGTTGCTGGTGGATTAGCACTTACAAGTGTTATTGGTGTTGTAGGTACGTTAAAGGGTGTTATTAGTGGTATTTTTGGTGCTATTTTTGGGAAATGGGGTCTTGTAGCAGCATTAAAGTTTGCTTGGCCTATTGCTTTACCTATTGCTTTAGGTATGGGTGCTTATTATGGTTTTGGTGCTCTAGAGAATAAGATTCGTGGAGGAGAACAATTTACAGAGGCAAGAAAGAGAAATAATCAAACATTAAAAGGAGTTGGTCCATTAGATACTCATTTAAATAAGAAAACCGATATTACGATGGATGGAAAAGTTTTGGTTCGTAAGTATGGACCAAATCCTTATGCTATACCACCTGGATCTGGACCAGATATTGCTCTTTCTAGTGCATATGATGGATCTCCAATTTATGAAAGAGTTGATATTTATTCTGATCATCCAGAGATAACTCCTGAAATGGTAAAGATTTACGAGACTTGGAAGACAGAAAAGGAAAAACTTGATAATTTAAAGTCAGAGATGGATGGTGCTCTAGAGTTAGTTGTTCAAGATATTGGTCATGGTTCAGGACCTAATCAGTGGTGGGATTGGTTTGATAGATTTAAGAATTATTCAGAGGAAGAAAAGTTAAGACTTAAAACAATTAAAGAAAATTATAATAGAAGGGTTGCTGAAGGAAATTATGAATTAGGTGGAATAATTAATGGACCATCTCATAGTAATGGTGGAGTTCCTATTGAAGCTGAGGGTGGAGAATATATTATAAGAAAATCACAAGTTAATGCGTTTTCCTCTAAATTGTTTGATGATTTTAATTATAATGGTGGACAATTATGGAGATCTTTTGATAATGCAACTTCTATAATGGGTAGTAATAATTTAAAATATACTGAAATACTTGATGATTATTCTGCATCATTATTCTCATTAAAAAATGAATTAGATACTTTATCATTATATCAAACTGATAATAAGAATTTATGGAATTCAAAATTATCTGGAGATATGTTCTCTCAAGGTATTGATGGGACTTTAATAGCATCATCTAATACTGCAGGATTATTAGATGATAGTAATCCACTTAGTGATCATTATAGTAGTCTTCTTGATGATAAAGATTTAACAACATTTACGTCTGGATTTACTGGTAGTCTAGATTCACCATATGTTAGTGTAGATCCTATATCGTTTGATTTAAATGCACATAAAAAATCTAATAATGGAATAAATTATTTTCAATTTGATAATACAGATACTAGTCTTTTAGAAGGAATGAATCTGGCTTCAAAGACTGGAGGAAGAAAAACAGCAGTTCTTCCTACTGAGCCTGCAGGTCCTGATGCAATTCCTATTGATCCTATTGATAATACTAATCGATGGAGATCAGAAATATCATATAACATATATGGTATTGGATTATCTCCTAGTGATGCTGATTGTAATGTAATGGAGACGAAATAATGAGAACAAAGGAGGCTGAAAAATTAAAAATTAATGCTGAGAGTATTAGAATCACATTATTTAATAATAATAAGAAATTAATAAAACTTAGGAAAAATGAAAATACTCTTTTAAAAAGACTTAAGAATGATGAGAAAAAAGAAAAGAAAGAGGGATTTATTGAAGGTATACGGAAAGGATTTCTTTCAAATTTAGGTAAGAGTAAAAAGAAGATTAAACGTAAATCTGATAATATTACTAATAATATTATGGAATTTTTTGGTCTTATCGGAGGTGCTTTGATAATAGATTCTCTTCCTGAAATTATTGAGTCATCTACTAAATTTTTAAAATGGGCAAAGGGAGTATTTGAGTCAATACAAACTTTTATGAAAGATGTTAGTGAATCGATAGATAAATTTATTTCTATATTTGACTCTACTCCAATAGACCAAGATAAATTAGAGAATCAAAATAAAGAGATAACAGATGGTTTAAAAGATATTGAGGAAGGATCTCAAGGATTAAATTCATTAATATCTAGTGTTGAAGATTTTCAAGGTAAAGTAGAGGATAGAGGTAAACTTCTTAAGAAACAAAGTGATGAAAATGTAAATGCAAGTGAAAATGCGAATAAAAATTCTGATGAATTTAGGCTTTCTAAGTCTACAGCCATAGCAGTTCAGAAGGAGGTTGGTACTGAACAAATAATTGCAATGGATGATAGATCTAGTTTAATTAATACAGAGATTCCTTCAAATAATAATGATAATACATCATTAAATATTGCAAAACGTGAAAAATTTGAATCTGGTGGTATAGTAGGAACACAATTTGAAAAATCGTCTTTGGCAACTAGAGGAGATGCTTTCAATGTGTTTAGGCAATTTGAAGAGAATATAATTGCTCAATCTAGTATTATTAAAAAGCAAGAAGAATCTAATAATTTTCTTTTAGATATTTTAAGAAGTTTAACTGGTATATTTGAAAAACCTTCTATGGGTGAAATAACAAACTCTAGAGATTCTTTAAGAAATACTACAATGAAAATGCTTGGGGCATATGAAGGATTAAGTCTTGATGCATATAAAGATACTGAAGGTATTCCTACTATTGGATTTGGTGCTACCACTCTTCCAACTTGGATTACTGGAGAAAATAAGGATAGACCTGTTAAAATGGGAGATACTATTACTACAGAACAAGCATATAAATTAAAGGATCATGATTATAATAGGCATAGAGTTATAGTTGAGGAGGAACTTTCTGAGGTTGGTATATCATTAGATAAACTTCCAGTTAATGTTTCTTCTGTTCTTATGTCTTTGGCATTTAATTATGGAAGTCTTAAAGGTGCTCATTCTGGAACCAATACTGTTTTTAATGGAAGAAAATTTCCAGATTCTCTTCCTGTTATGGTTAAGAAAGCTTATACTTCTAATGATTATAGTAATATTGCCGATTTACTTCAATTTAATTTAATTAATGATAATAGTGGAGATTTGACAAATAGGAGACTTTCTGAATCTAATATTATTAGAACTGGTAGTGGTACTGGTTTCTTTGGATTACAGGATTTGAATTTACCGTTAAATAGTAGTAGTAAATCATTATTAAATAATAATAAATCTAGTAATTCTCAATTTATGCAATACGATGTATCTAAGATTCAAAGAAGTCCTGTCTTATCTACTGAGATAGATGATAATTTAACTATTATTTCTATTCGTGATCAGGTAATAATTCCAATAGAGGTATGATGATATAATGTCAGGAACAAAAGCAAATCCATATACTGAACCACCTAATTTAGATATTCTGTACGTTAAGAATAATAATACGGATAAAGCTCATGATTTAAGAGATGGTTTTATACAGTTTTCATATTATGAGAGTTTATTGTCTCCATATATTACTGGATCTTTAACTTATCTTGATACAGGACAAGGTGGGGTGGTAGATTCTCAAAATGATACTCCAGAATCTACAAGGACAGGAACAGTAATTAATACATTACCTCTTGTTGCAGGTGAAGATATTAAAGTTAAACTTAATCATCCTTCTGGAGTTCTTGATTTTAGTGGAGATAATCAACATTTTATAGTTGATAGTTTTAAAGATTATAATAGTGGAGGTGGAGAAAGAAATTCAATTGTACATCTTAATTTAATATCAAAATTTGGAGAAAAAAATAAAAGAACATCAATACCAGAACCTCAAGAGGGAAATATTAGAAATAGTCTTTATGTAATATTGAGAGATAAGTTGGGAGTACCAACTAGTATGTTATCAAAATTAGAGAATACTAGGAATTCTCATAATTTTAAAACAAATAATAGGAGTCCTTTTCATATTGCTGAATATCTTGCTGTAAGGTCTATGCCAGTTCAGTCTGATTCATTTGGTGGTTATTTCTTCTGGGAAAGCCAGACTGGATTTAATTTTAGAGCAATAGATTCTTTAATTAGGAATAGTCCAGTAGATAATTATACTGAATCCGATGTTTCTGCTGGTGCAAAAGATGTTCATGCTAGTTGTAGAATATTAAAGTCTAGTGTTATTAAAAGAAGTGATAATAGTGATGGAAAGAACTTTGGTCTTTTTAAAACTAAGCATGTTGAATTTAATCCATATAGCTTTGATATGAGTGAGAAAACTTTTAATCCTCTTCTTCAGTATGATTTTAGTGCTACTTTAGGATCTAATAGTATATCAGCAGAATATCTAGATCAATATCCCTTATCAGATATTGATAGTACATCATCTTTATATACTAATGCTGCTACTAAAAGTACGTATACGTTTTTAGATATAGGTAATAATGATACTAATCCAAGTTCAAATGTTACTGCGTGTGGAATAAGTACTGCTTTAAATAATGATCCTTCTCAATGGAAGACTTCATCTTCTATAAGGTATAACTTATTAATGAGTAATATTGTTGATATTGTAGTTCCATGTAATTTACATTTAAAAGCAGGACAAAGTATAAGATGTCATTTCCCAAAACTTACTTCAGGTAATAAAAATGAGGGTTCATCTGATGAGAGGATTAGTGGAAAGTATTTGATTCTTGATCTATCTCATAAGTTTCAAAATGAATCTACGTTTGGATCTCTTACTCATATGAGACTAGTTCGTGATACTAATGGACTATATAATGCTGAATCAAGTTCTTCTGATGAAGATAATACAGTTGATACTTAGATATGGAAGATAGATCGCAAATTTTTGGAAGTGTATCATGGTTTATAGGACAAGTTCCTTTAAATCAAACTGTTAATAAGACTAATTTAACTAAATGGGGTGATAGAGTTCAAGTTAGGATTCTTGGGGAAGATTCTAAATTTGGTGGCCAACTTCCTGATGATAAACTTCGTTGGGCTCTTGTATTAAAACCAACATCACAAGGAACTTTAAGTAGAGGATCTACTGGAATTATTGGTGGTGAATGGGTAGTTGGGTTTTTCTCAAATAGTGAAAAGGAACAATGCTTTATAATTGGTTCTATTGGTAGAACTAATCCTAAATATTTTATTACTGAAGCGGAATCAAACGCATTACAAAGTACGGAATTTATGAGAACTAGACTTCAAATAGGTGGCGGACCAGATGGAGTTGTTAAAAACTTCCAAATGTCAGGAGCACCTCAATCTGAGGCAGTTGGTACATTTTCTGTTGATGTTCCTCCAGCATCTGATTTTTATCCCACTTATCATACGGGTAATATAGCATGACAAATTCATCAGGTATTGGTACTACAACAATTACTGGAACCCAGATAGGGGAGGTTAATCCAAAATTTTTGAATTCGGATCATACCTTTACATGGTTAGATTATAATGCTGATAAAGATTGTTATCCAGATTATTTGTTTGATGATAGTGGGAAGATAATAACTCCATTTACATATATGGACTCTGCTTCTTATAGAACATATTTGGCAAGAGCAAATGAAGAGATTGTTATTGGATCTGAGGATTGTGGTGAAGGAACGATGGGTGAGATTAGCACTTGGATTCAAAAACTTTTTATATTTTTGAAAAGTGTTAAAAAATATAATACTCTTTATATTAATGGGGCAACTAATAAGGTTGCTAATTTACAGCAGCAAGTATCTAAAACTTCGAGAGCAATTGCAGGAATATTAAAGATTTTGGTTCAAAGAATTCGTAATTGGGTATTGAAAAAGATTAAAGAGCTTGTTCGGGGAATATTAGAAATGTTCCTTACACCACTTTTGAAACAGATAAAGGAATCTATAGTTAAATTAGCATTAGATCAGATATTCTGTGTATTTGATAATATTATAGATGGGTTAGTTGATTTAGTTTTAGATTTTTTATATTCTCTTATTGGACAAGTTGCTAATGCACCATTTTGTGCTATTGAGAGTTGGACAAATGCTTTGATTAATAATTTAGTTAATACTATTGATAATGCTCTTGCTCCAGTTTTTGATCAAATTAATGATCTTTTAGGTGGTGTTGCTAGGATTGCTGGATCTGTAATGAGTGCGGTAGATGCTATATTGGGTTATGAAGGACTTTTTTGTAAGACTCCAAATTGTCCAGCAGTAAGTACATTTGCTCCTGGTATATGGAGAGGACCAAGCCAGAAAATGACAGATAATTGGAATGATTTTGAATTTCTTACTGATAATTTTGCAGACGGGGTTCTTGAGACTGCAAATGATTGGATGGATGATTTCTTTGGGGAAGAAACAGGTGAAAGCATAACATATACTTCACCAACTGGTAAGGTTCATAGTTTTAGTCAATCTCCTGGTCAATGTTATGCAGGAACTTTCGAGTGTGGATTACCTCAAGTAATGATTTTTGGTGGTGGTGGAACAGGAGCAGCTGTTCAAGCAGTTGTTAATACTATTGGTCAAGTAATTGGTACTAATATATTGAATGCTGGTGAAAATTATACATCTCCACCTTTTGTTTCTATTGTCGACCCTGCTGGATGTGGAAATAATGCTTCTGCAGGTGCATTTATTGGTGATGATGGAACATTGGATGATATAGTAATAACTAATCCAGGAGATGATTATAGTGATGGTTATACTGGTGGAGCTCCAGTTATAAGTTCTTTTGTTGGAGCACCAAATCCAATTGTTGTTAACCAGACTGTATCTTTATCATGGGATGTTGCAAATGCAGACTTAGTATCCTTAAAGAATCAGCCAGGATTTGCTGCATTACCTATTATAGGTACTGTAAATATTCCAATTACTGATGATATGGTTCAATTCCCTTCAGGATCTGATACAACTACAATAATGTTTACTTTAATAGCAACAAAGACTAAACAAGATTCTGCTGATGAAGTAACAGAGAGAGATTTTATATTAACAGTTCAAAAAGAAGGATCAGTTCCAGATGCTGTAGGACCAAATACAGAACCACCAGAAATTGAATCACTTTCTTTATCTCAATATCTAGCAACTCCTGGAGATGTTGTTAATATAATATGGCAGACTAATAATGCAACTTCTGTATCACTTGATGTTGATGGTGCTAGTTCATTACCTTCTGATGGTTCATTAAGTGTTGTAATACCCTTATCTACAGAGTTCCCTACTGGAAGTGCATCTTTAACTCAAACTTATACTTTAACTGTAATAAATGAGAATGCACCAGATTATTTCCAAATTGGCGATGGTTCTGGATTTAGTGGGTTGAATACTAATAAACAAAAAACACAGACTGTTAATCTTACAATAGAGTTGATTAATGATAAAATACTTATAATTCCTGATGATGAAGATCCTACAACACTTCCTGATGACGTTGGAGTAGATCCAATACCTACTGATACTGATCCAGATACTACAACTACTACTCCAGATGATATTGTTTCAGTTGATGATGGTGGTGATGATGATACAGGAACTGGTGATGACGTTGATACTACAATAACTTCACCTGATACTACAACAACAATCCCTTCAACTGGGAATGATGGAAGTACTGCAATTTCTATAATTAATCAACTTGATATTATTAATACTGGTATTGGATATACTCCTGGTGATACTGTTGAAATTATTAATGGTGGTGGAGGTCCTGATGCTACAGATGATGGAGATGGTAGTAATGGGGCATCTGCAACTATAGAAGTTAATGAAGCTGGTCAGGTAGTAGATATTGATATAGTATCTTCTGGATATGGATTTACCAGAATACCTAGAGTTAGAATAAATAGCAGAACTGGTGTTGGTGCAGACTTTAGAACTAGACTTAAGTTTATTCCTTTATCTGAATTTACTAAGGATAATAGATTGCAATCAGTAGATCCTAATAAACTAGTTCAAGTTGTCGATTGTGTTAGTTAGTTAAATTATGTCAGAAAATAATCAACCAAATAATAAAGCTCCTGATTATACAGTTACTGCTAATCCACATTGTATGATTCATTGTGGTCCTCTTGGACCAGAAAGTAAAGATAGTCAAATGAGGGATCTTACTGTAGTTACCTCAACAGATTCTACAGTTGTTTGGGGTAAAAATGGTAATAAAGAGGAGCAGGTTACTGGAACATATACTGAAACTAGTGGTTGGAATATAGATCCTGATCAAGATGATGCAATATCAAGAGCAATTGTTGCTAAGAATGGAGATATTATTATAACTGCTGAATCAGGAAATATTAGGATGAGAGCAAGAAATATATACATGGAGGCAATTGCTCCTGATAAAGATGGTAATAAGCATGGTAATGTTAATATAATAGGAAATGGGCAAATCACATTAAAGACTGATGATGAGATTAGATTTGCATGTGGTAGTATGTGTGCTGTTGCAACAAAAGCATTTCAATTTGCTGGAGATTTTTCACATGCTGGAAAAATGGCAGCAGGTGGTGCACTAGATAGTGCAAGCCTCATTAAAGCATTTACTGCTGGTAATTGGGCATCTATATTTGAGGCAATTGGTAAGAGCTGTGGATAGGAGGTAATTATGTCAGGTTTTACAAATCCAGAAGGAGATGCTGGAGTATTTCACATTATTAATTCGGTAGTTGGATCAGCAATCCAGTTACCACTTGCTATGTTACGTCCTGGTGGTGGATATTTGGATGCATATTGTGGTTATTTTGGATCTTTAGCACAGAATGGATTAGATTTTGCATCTTTAACTGTTGGACCAGGTGTAACTAACCCTGTTAGTATTTTTTCTAAGGGTGTAACTCAATTTGTAGGTGCTCATAGTCAAACTGGTATGCATTTGACTACTGGTACTCATATGTGTACTGGAGCATTATTTACTAGTACTTGTGCAGTTAATACTATTACTGGTAAAACAAATACTATTACTGGAATGACTACCATTGCAGGTAAAAGTTGTTCTCTTGCAGCTGCTTCAACTCATATTGCTGCTGCAAAAATGGTAACTATTACGGGGGCAAAGTTGACCTCTGTTCAAGGTGGTAGAGTTATAATAAAGGGTAGAGATTGGTCATCATCATCAAGAATGTGGGATGCTAAGAAATCTTTTGATATACCACATCCATCAAAAGAAGATCATCGTTTAAGGTATATTTGTGTTGAAGGTCCAACAGCAGATGTATATGTTAGGGGAAGATTAAAATCTTCTAATAAGATTAAATTACCAGATTATTGGAAAGATTTAGTTGATAAGGACAGTATTACTGTACAATTACAACCTATTGGTGATCGACATTTTCATCTTAATGTAGTATCATTTACGGATGAGTTTGTAATTGTTAAAGATCCAGATGATAAACCTATAGATTGTTTTTATACTGTTTTTGCAGAAAGAAAGGATACATCTAAGAACATTCCAGAGTATAAGGGCTTGACAGAAGCAGACTATCCAGGAGATAATGAAGAGTATATTATTAATGGTGGATAGTGAATAAAGTTCATGAGATTTTTCCTTTAGTTGTTTATCAAGGAACTGTAGATTGTCATGAAGAATTTAAAAAAAATAATATAGACTCATTAAGAGATTATTGGTTTAATGGGTATGAGAATGAAAGTCCTGAATATTCTGGAAGAATATTTGCTCATCTTGAACCAAAATATAAATTATTTTTTAGTTCTTTAAAGAATAATCTTGATCAGTATATGGAACATTTAAATGTTGACCATAAGTTGCTGAGTTATAATATTATAAAAACTTGGGTTGGATATCATAAGGATGATGGTACTCCATCTATTCCACCTCATTATCATAATGAATCTAATATAAGTTTTGTATATTATCTAAAGACTGATTCAACATCAGATAAACTTTGTATTAGTCAACGTAGTAATTGTAATGAAGTTGCTGGTGGATTATTTGAAATAGCAGATAAGAAGAATACCTTATTGGGGTATAATAAGTATAATTGTAATTATTATACGATTACTCCTAAAGAGGGAACAGTTGTTATGTTCCCTAGTAATGTATTTCACAATACACAGAAGATTATGGAAAGAAAATCTGAACGTATTGTTGTTGCTGGTGATATACGTATTACATTAAATCAAAATAATTTTAATCATCATCAAGGATCTACACATCCTTCTCAGTGGTTAGAGTTAAAGAAATGAGAATATAGGATCTTTTCTATTAATAAATCTGCTTTCTTTTGTTTTGATTCAATTTCTTTAGTATTCTTTTCTTGCTTTGCCGTTAATCCGACACCTATTGGTTGATCCGTATCCAACATTCTATAGTAAAATCGTCGAGTTAATCTTTGTTGATTTGAATTCCATAAATTCTCATTATCAGTTTGATATAATGATTTAGTGTTATTATTTTGAAATCCACTTATTCCATCTGCCTGTGCATTAATATCAAAAAGTCCTTCTAAAGGGAATAATTCTGCTTTTTCAGAAGCCCATATTTCATCTCGCATCAACCAATCCATATCATAATCATATGTAACATGTTCTGCACCAATATATCGATCAATATATGATTTAATTATAGTTTCTCCTAGTGAGATATCGCCCCAATCATTATCATGCAGTTCCTTTAATTTTTCGTATGTTTTAAAGTATTTTTTTATATATGTTCCATTACCATGTACAAAATAATCTATGTATGATTCATTGGGTTCACAAGGACCTGGATGATATTTCCATGCAGGAATTACGAGGTCTTTATCTGGTTTAATATTGAAATTTTTTGTAGAGAAATCACTTCTACATTTTATTACTACATCATAATCTTCTGGATCAAACAAATCTAATGCTAGATATATGGTATACCATTGTTTCAAAATTCTATATGACCACTCTCTACCATTTCTTTCTAATCCATTCACTTTAAATTCAAATTCTGGTAGAGTTTCTTTATCTCTAAATATATAATTTTTTGGTTGATATTCTTTAATTAATTTATCTTTATCGACATTTATTAAACCAGATCCTTTAAATAATTCTGAGTAACTGTATGATGTAATATAAACATCTGCTGAATACTTATCTACAATATTTTCTTTTATATTGGGAAGATGTTTCTCCCAATTTCTCATATATCCAGTTAGAAGAAGAGCAACTTTCATAATAGATCTAAATAATTCATTATACTATATTTAATGCGAAAATGGCAACTAATCCCAATATTATAAATTTAACCACATCGTATAAACTAGATTTAGATAATACACAAGGTGTATATAGTAGAGATGATGCAACTGTTGCAGTTGGTTCTACTTTACCGAGTAGTATAGAGAGGACAGATGTCTATTTAAATGATCAAGGTAGATGGGTAAGAGATAAAGTTACTGAAGTTAATGTATTTAAGACTGGTCCAAAAGTTAGAGAAGAATCTTCAATTAAGGAATCTGGTAGAAGAGTAAAAGAATATAGTGCTATTTTAGAACCATTAGATAAGCAAATAATAGAATTTAATCAACAAATAAGAACTCAACAGCAATTAATAATATCTGAACAAAATACTGCTATTAGTGCTGGATGTTCTATTAATACTCCTTCAGGGCATGGAAGAGGAACTTTATATTTAAATGGTGTTGCTGTTGGAGTTGGTAGTACTGTTTATGGTGATAAAATATTATTAGAACAGTATAGTAATAAGTATGAAAAAACTAATCCAAATCCTTTTGGTGATGCTACTTTAGAAGATTTAGTTATTAGTAATGTAACTGAGGGTGGTGCGAATAGAAACTATAATAGCCCATTTAGAGTTTATGATTGGGAATATGATGTTTATATAAGTGGACCAAACTATGGAAAACATATTGTAGTTAATAAATGGGTAAATACTGCTGAGTCTGGACCAGATAAGGCAGAATGTGTTGCTTGTCTTGCTGCTCAACAAGCAGCAACGGATGAGATTAATAGATTAAGAATATTAAGAGATACAAAATTGGCTGATATTAATGCTTTAAAAGAAGCTAGGATGGATGATCAGATAGAAAATTGGGCTCATGAAAGAGAAGAAGTTGGATTTGATGATAATAGAGCAAATACTCAACGTATAATAAATGTAATAGAATCAGTTGATATAGAAAAACCATCAGTGAAATATAGTGGATTAATATTGCATTATGATGCTAAAAATAATTCTAAGTTTATGGCAGCTGGATCTGATTGGACTGATATGAGTGATAACAAATATCATGCTGTTATTCATGAAGGTGCTTCCAGTAGGGTATCATTTAATGAATCTGAAAAAGAATTTGTATGGACTGGAACATCAAATTCTTCAGGACAAGGTTTGTTTGTTCAGACTTTGAAATATGAAAGTGGTCCTGAAGATCAAATATCCACAATGACTATTGAGGCTTGGGTGAAAGCTACAAGTGGAACAATATCTCCATCAAGAGATAGAGATGAGAGAGTCATTATGTCATTTGATAGAAGTTCTGTTTGGAGATTTGGAATTGGAAATAGTAACAAAGGCACTGATTCTATAGGAAAACCATCTTTTGCATTTACTGAAGAGACGAATGATGGTACTAATGATATAGTTGCTGTTGATTCTGCGGATTTGAGAGATGATAATTGGCATCAGATAGCAGTTACTTTTGATAGTAATCCAACTGGTGCGGGTTCTACGTTAACATATGGACCTGGTATAAGTACGGCTTCCTCTATTGTATTTTATGTTGATGGTGTTGTAGTAGGTGTGGATACTAATACGCATATGCCAATAGGTTCTCAAGAGGATGATGAGACTCCAAGATTTGGGTGGATTGGATCTCGTTCAGAATCAACATATATGGGTGAAATTTCATCATCAGCAGGAGCCAAATTTCCTTGGCTTGGGTCTATGGGTAATATTAAATATTATGATCATGCTTTAACTGAAAGTGAGATTAGGAATAATTTTGAAGTAGTTAGATCTGATTACGGAATTTAGTACTTGACAAATTTTTCTACATATGATATGATTCTCGCACTAGGTGGAAAGTTTGTATGGATGATGATTGGGTAAATCGAACCATTATCGATGTATGTAATAGATCTTTTCTTATCATTTCTGATGATGGAGAAGAAAGAACGATTACATGTGAAACAACAGAACAGTTTATGGATGTTATGGAAGTTGTAAATAAATTACTTGACCCAGAAAGAATAAAGTACGCTGGTCCTGCTTTCAATGAAAAATGAAAAACAAAAGGCGATGGAAAGACTTCATGATGAATATCGTCGTCAATTAAAAAAAGAGGATAAGGAAGAAAATGAGGAAGATGATTTTATTCGTATGCATACAGATTGGAATCAGGATGGAGCATAATGTTTTTTGATAAACTTAGTTTAGTTACTGGTGGATTTGATCCTATTCATAGTGGACATATAAGATATTTTGAGAGAGCAAAGGATCTTTCAAATTATCTCGTAGTTGGTTTGAATGGAGATCCTTGGCTTAAAAGAAAGAAAGGGCAGTATTTTCAATGTTGGACTGAGAGAGCAGATATTGTTAGAAATTTAAATATGGTTGATGCTGTTATTTCTTGGGATGATGCTGATGAATCTGCATGTGGTGCTATTGAAAAATGTTTAGGTATTGCTGATAAGGTTATTTTTTGTAATGGTGGTGATCGGGGTAAAACTAATACACCTGAATATAATAAATTTAAAGATGACGATAGAGTTATTTTTGAGTTTGGTATTGGTGGAGAAGAAAAGATGAATAGTAGTTCATGGATTCTTCATGGGTATTTTGAGAGACAACGTAAGATCTTAGGAATTTAGTCTATAAATATTCCAGATTTGGGATATTCCTATGGATTATAGGATCGATACAACATATTGCTGGTATAGTGATTGGTTAAATAAAAATACTAAAATAGTTTTGATGTATTTTATAAATGGAATTCCATTTACATTTGATGATTTAGAAGATCTTGGTGAATCTGAGGAAGATATGCCAACTATAAAAGTAATTGCTGATAACGAAATAAGGTATAATACTGAAGATTTATATAATTATTATTCATACTTACTTGAGGAACAATTCCATCCTTTATTATTTGAACTAGAGTTAGAAAATCCAGAAGAACTTCCTGATCAGGTTGATTCATATATAGAGGAAGATCTAATGGAATAAATAACCATAGATTAAACCAAAATTTATAATATATTCCAATGCCTCTTAATAAGTTAGAGAATTTTATCAAGAACTATGAAGGTAGAATTCTATATGTTAATTCAAATGATCTGGATGCAACTGATAGTATAACTAATCAGGGTAATTCTCTTACCAAACCGTTTAAGACGATTCAGAGAGCATTAATTGAAGCAGCAAGATTTTCATATGTAGTAGGAAACGATAACGATTATAATTCAAGAACAACTATTCTAGTTTATCCAGGTGATCATACTATTGATAATAGACCTGGTTATGGTATTAGGAAGACATCTACCAGTGTTGCAGAAGCAATTTCACCTGGTGGTGCAATAACATCAAATGCTCAAGATGTTTTTGGTTTAGATTTAGAATCGAATTTTGATATAACCCAAGAAGATAACGTATTATATAAGTTTAATAGTATTCATGGTGGTATTATATTACCTAGAGGTACATCTCTTGTTGGTCTAGATCTTAGAAAGACTAAGATTCGTCCTAAGTATGTTCCAAACCCAACTGATCCTAATATTCCTAATTCAGCATTATTCAGAATTACTGGTCAATGCTATTTTTGGCAGTTCAGTATGTTTGATGCTGATGATAGTGAATTAGTATATACTGATAATAAAGTATTCACTTCTGGTTCTGGTAATTTAGCAACTCCAACATTTTCTCACCATAAATTAACTTGTTTTGAATATGCTGATGGTGTCACTGTACCTACTGGGTATAATGAGACTGATTTGGATATGTATTATGCAAAATTATCCAATGCATTTAATGAAGGTTCTGGTAGGAGAATTGATTCTCAGCAAAAATTCCCAATTGCTCCAGAAGCATTTTCAAAAGAAAGACCAGAATGGGAAATTGTTGGTGCGTTTGCAACTGATCCAGTTAATATTACAAGCATTATTTCTGGAGACAGTGCAACTCCAAGTCCAATTATTACGGTTAATACAGAGGTAGATCATGGATTGACTGTTGGTACACCAGTTAAGATTCGTGGTGTTAATGTTAATGATTATAATGTTTCAACTGTTGTTACTTCTGTAACTGGTAAGAAAACATTTACATATTTATTACCATTTGTAAGAAATAATCTACCTGCATCTCCAGGTGGTGCTGCTACAGTTACTATTGAAACTGATAGTGTAAAAGGTTCATCTCCATATATCTTTAACTGCTCTATGCGTTCTGTATGGGGTATGAGTGGTATGAGGGCTTCTGGTGAGGAGTCTGCTGGATTTAGAAGTATGGTTGTTGCCCAGTTTACTGGTATTTCACTACAAAAGGATGACCGTGCGTTTGTTAAATATGATACTGTAACTAGATCATATAGTGGTTTACCAATTACAAAGGTTACTGGTGCTCAACTTGCATCACAATCATCATCAACTGATAGTGCGAGAGTTTATCATTTAGACCAAGATGCTGTTTATAGAAAAGGTTGGGAAACTTCTCATATTAAGATTGTAAAAGATTCTATTCTTCAGATTGTATCTGTTTTTGCTATTGGTTTCAATAAGCATTTTACTGCTGAGTCTGGTGGTGATGCTTCAATTACAAACTCTAACTCTAACTTTGGTCAGTTTGCACTTCATGCAGAAGGATTTAAGAAAGAAGCATTTAGTAAGGATAATCATGGATATATTACGTCTATTATATCACCAAAAATAGTTCCTAGTTGGAAACAATCATCTATTGACTGGATTTCAGTAGATGTTGCTAAGACTATTAATACTGGTATTTCAAGTCATTTATACTTGTATGGATTTAATACTAAAGATAATGTACCACCTAATCTAATTCAGGGTTATAGGGTTGGTGCAAGAAATAGTGATTTATTATACTTAGATCTCCCTAATGGTGTTGGTAATAAGAGTGTTCAGATTCAGATGTCTGATAATGCACTTGGTGTGGGTGTAACTTCTATATTAGGAACAACTTCTGCTGCTAAAGAATATATTGTAAGTACTACAACTTCTGCTCCTAATTATAATACTTTAGTATTACAGAGTAATCATAATCTACAAACTGGTGAAACAATAATTATTGTTAGTGATGATGGAGATCTTCCAGAGAATATAATTGAAAATAAAAAATATTATACAATTGCAACTTCTGTTGGTAATGAAATTAAAATTGCTTCATCATTAACTAATGCTAAGAATGGTACTGCTCTTTCATTATATGGTGGTTCTGGTTTAAGAATAAAGAGTAGAGTTTCGGATAGAGATTCTGGAGATATTGGATCTCCTATTCAATATGATAGTGTTCAAGGTGGATGGTTTGTTCATACATCAGCATCTAATGATATTTACAGTAGTATTGTTTCTATTGGAAGTTCAGGATTTACTGAACCAAGAACGGATGTTACTTATTTTAAGAGAATTGCTGATAATAGAAGTATTGATGAAAAAATATATAAGGTTCGTTTTGTAATTCCAAAAGAAGCAGTAAACGCAAAAGATCCTAGTGAAGGATTTGTTCTTCAAGAGTCTAGTACAACAGGAGCACTTTCAAATTCTGAGTTTAGTTTAGCATCAATTACCCAGAGTGATTATTCTTATAAGAGAAATAATAAGTTTATTAGTACATGTACATATGATAGTGCTAATAAAGTAGTTACTGTAACATCAGCAGATCCACATAATTTAAATGTTGGTGAGAGAGTTTTTATTAAAAATGTAAAATCTTCAGTTAATACAAGTGGAGCTGGAGTTACTGGATTTAATGGTGATTTTTCTGTTACATCTATTTCTGATAGAAATACTTTCACATATTCAATAACTGATATTGGTGGTTTAGTTCATAATGTTGGTATTTTCTCTGGTACGAATTCAGGTACGAGAGATGTTAATCTTCCTAGATTTGAAAGAAATGATTTAAAATCAAACCTTTATCTTTATAGAAGAGAAACTATTACTCCATATGAGTATAATGTTCAAGATGGTATTTATCATTTGTATATGTTAAATGCTGGTAATGCAGTTGCAAATGAATTTACTGATTATAGATATGGACAAAAAATTGAAAATATATATCCCCAGTTAGATCGTGATAATTTTGAGGATAATCCACCTTCTGCAAAATCTTTTGCGAAGAGATCTCCTCTTGGTGATGTTGTAACTAATGATCTTAAAAATAGTATTTCAAGAGAAAGTCTTGATATTGCAGTTAAGAAATTTGGAATAGGTCCTGTAGTAAGTTCTTATTCTGCACCTTCTGGTGGTATTGGAACTATTACTACAACTTTAGAGCACGGATTAGGTGGTATTGTTGGATACACAGCTCTTACTGGAAATGCTCAAGCATATACACCAGGAACTTATTATAATGTTAAACTTTTAAATAATGATAATAGTTGGAATGGTGCAACTGCAAAGGTAGTTGTTTCTGGAGCAGGAAATTCAGTAACATCACTTGAAGTTCAATCAGGTGGATCAGGATATCAGACTGGAGCAACATTAAAACTTGATGGTTTTAATAATGCAACTATTGGTATTAATAGCTCAGTAATTTCTTCTTCAAAGAATAATTCACTTCAAGTAACTGGTATTGGTACTGCATCAGACGGACTCTTTAGAATTGTAGATGTTCTTTCTAAAAATACTCTTTCTATTGCAGCAACAACTGGAGATCCTACGATATATCCAGGACAATATATCTTCAACGTTGCTCCATCAGCACCAGCATCTTCTCAGGTTTACAACTCTGTTGTAGGCATTACAACTGTTACTTGTACATCTGCTCATGGATTGGTAATTGGTAATAGAGTAAGAGCACTTGATTCTTCTGATAATAATATTGGAGATTATGTTGTTAGTGATGTAGTTGGTATTAATACTTTAGCAGTAATGACTACGATGGGTCTTGCTATAGGTATTAGTGGAAATGCTGCTCGTATCCTTAAGCATGGATTTAATGCTAATGATTTAACTTCTGATGTTGATGGTGAAAATCTAGGATCAAGAGGTGTTCCTTTCTATGATAATGAATTTGCATATCTTCAGGAAGATATTCTTACCGATGTAACTACTGGTATTGCTACATTTGCTGTTCAATCTCGTACTGGTGCTGGAAGTGTTGGTGTTGGTACGACTGCAAGATTTGAACTTGGTAGTTTCATTCAAGTTGGAAATGAGATTTTACGAGTTTCTAGTAGTAGTTTAACTGGAGCTGGAACCAATCAAATTCAAGCAATTCGTGGTTATCTTGGAACACAAAAAGAAGATCACTTTACTGGAGCATTAATTAAGAAGATTAAGCCAATTCCTGTTGAATTCCGTAGACCATCTATTCTTAGGGCATCTGGACAGACGTTTGAATATCTTGGGTATGGACCAGGTAACTATTCAACTGGTTTACCCCAGATTCAGAATAAAACTCTAACAGATAGAGAAAACTTCCTTGCTCAAGCACAAGAAAGAGATGCTGGACAGATTGTTTATACTGGTATGAACAGTGATGGTGATTTCTTTATTGGTAATACTAAGTATTCTGCATCTTCAGGTACACAACAAACATTTGATATTCCCGTACCAACTGTTACTGGTCAAGATCCTTCACGTTTAAGTGTTGTATTTGATGAGGTTATTGTTAAAGAAAGAATCCTAGTTGAGGGTGGTAAATCTGACCAAATTCTTTCACAGTTTGATGGACCAGTTACATATAATGGAGAATTGATTGTTAATAATAATATTAAACTTAACGGTCCAATTACAATTACAGAATTAACCAATATTACAAATGATACTGATTCTACTTCTTGTACTACAGGTTCACTTGTAACTAAGGGTGGTATTGGTGTTCAGAAGAGTGTTTATATTTGTGGTGATGTAAGTGTTGGTGGAACAGGTCATTTTGCTGGAGGAGTTCAGTTTAATACTGGATTATTCCCTGATCATTCTGAGGATGCTTATCTTGGAACACATAGAAAAGAGTGGTCTGGAGCATGGATTGGTGGTATTGGTATTGCAACAGAGGGTGCTCCTGGTGGAAGTGAAGTTGCAGATAGAACTATTGAAGGTTTAACTGGCAATCTTGTACTGCAATCTAAGACTGGTGTTACTTCAGTAACTGATCGTCTTGAGGTTGGAGTTGGAGCAAGTATAGGAGCAAGTGGTTTATATTCTGTTGGTATTATTACTGCTTATGGATCAGCACCAGGTGTACAAACTTCTGGTGTTCATTTATTAGATAATGCTGCACTTTACTTTGGTGATAATAGAGATTTGCAGGTGACACATGACGGATCCAATAGTTATGTGAAATTTAATGATGCTGCTGGTGTTGGTGGACTTTATATGATTTCTGATGAGTTTAGAATCAGAAATCAGGATAATGATGAAGATTATATTCGTACTACTCGTGATAAAGAAGTATCTTTATTCTTTGATGGTACTAGCAAATTTGAAACTATTGGTTATGGTGTAAGTACACATGGACATTTAACTGTAGGTCTTGCAACTGCTACACCTAGCAGACATCCAAGACTTCTTCCTGGTGAGAATTTAGGTGCTGCTATTGGTATATCTACTTTAAGATTCTCTGAAGCACATATTGGTAATCTTAGACTTGCAACTGGTGATGATAATGAAATTGATACTGCTTCTGGTGGTTTAACACTTGATTCTACTAGTGGTACAACTACTATAGATGATAATCTTATTGTTACTGGTAGTGCTCAGTTTGGTACTGTAGGAACAGGACATACATTTGGGTTCTATGGTGATTCTATAACAATTGTTGCTCCTATTACACTTCCTAATAATGGTGGTATATTTAAGAATGTTAGAATTGCTCATTCTGGAACTAATGAAATTGATACATCTAGTGGTAATTTAATTCTTGATTCTACGGGTGGAACAGTAGAAGTTCAAGATCACTTAGATGTTACTGATACAGCACAGTTTGATAAAGCTGTTAATATGGATACTTCACTTGAAGTTGATAATATATTCCTTGATGGTAATACAATTACTACAAATAATAGTAATGGAAACTTAGTTTTATCTGCAAATGGTACTGGAAAGGTTAAGGTTAATGATAGTTTACAAGTAGTTTTTAATTCTCAATTCGATGCTGATTTAAATGTTGATGGTGATACAACATTAGATACGACTGATATTGCAGGAACCCTTACAGTTGTTGGTCAGGCACAACTTGATAATATTAATATCAATGGTAATACAATAGCATCAACAAATACTGATGGAGAAATAACTCTTGATCCAAATGGTACTGGTGATGTAAATGTTGAAGGACCTCTTGATGTTAATAGTACTTCAACCTTTAGTGATGATGCTCAGTTTGCAAGTAAAGTTACTGTTCTTGACAATTTATGGATTCATGCTGCTAGTAAAGAGTTTAGAATTCGAGATGGTGGTACTAATACTACTGATAGGTTCTTAGTTGATACTGATACTGGTAATACAACAGTTGGTGGTTCATTAAATGCTAAAGGTAATACTACTCTTGAAGGTACTCTTACAGTTCAAGGAAATACTACTCTTGAAGGTAATACAACTTTAGGTAATGCTGATTCTGACACTGTAACCTTTACTGGTAAGATAGCAAATAATACTGATATATTGGCTGCTGGTGCTGCCTGTGATATTGGTTCTAGTGGAACACCTTTCGATAATGGTTACTTTACTAATATAACTGCTGGTACTATAACTGGACCTGTAACGGGTGCTTCATCTAGGATTAAAACACATGATCGTTCACTAGCTACTCCATCTGCTCACTATTTGACTTTTGTGGCGGACTCAGGTGATCAAGATTCAGAGCCTGTATATACTAATGCAGATTTTTATGTACTACCAGATAGTAATGCTTCTCAATCTGATCTTTGTGTTAGAGGAGACATTACTGCATTTGCAGGTGCAGCATCTGATGATAGATTAAAAACCAATAAAGTTATACTTGAGGGTGCTCTTGATAAAGTATTATCCTTAAGTGGATTTACATTTAATTGGAATGGATTAGCAGTAGATCTTGGATTTGTTGCAGAGAAACAGCAAGTTGGTGTATCCGCACAACAAGTACAGGCAGTATTGCCAGAAGCAGTCAAGACTAAGACTCTTGATGATGAGGAAATTCTCATAGTTAAATATGAGAAAATAGTTCCACTTCTTATTGAAGCAATTAAGGAACTTAATACTAAGGTTGATAACCTTGAACAAAAAATATCAGATAAATAACTAAAAAAATAGCACGAGATGCCTAATTATAATAAGTCATTTAACTTCCGTAATGGTGTCCAAGTTGATGAAGACGATCTAATAGTACGAAGTAGCCTGGTTGGAATTGGAACAACAATTCCGACTAGTGAACTTGATGTTAGAGGAGATACTAAAGTAAGTGGAGTTGTTACAACTTCAGAACTGTATGTTACTGGAATTTCAACCTTCGGTGATGTACATATAGGTACTGGTGTTACGGTATATTCTTCTCTTGGTATTATTAGTGCTACTAAATTTCAAGGTGATGGATCTTTACTCAGTAATCTTCCAACATCACAGTGGGTAGATATAAATGAATCTGGTATAGGTGTAACGTCAATATATGCAATAGGTAATGTTGGAATCGGAACCACGGACCCAACAGGAACTACACTACAGATTGGTGGTGATGCTCAACTGGGACAACCTGGTGTTGGAATAGGATCAGATGGTAATATACATGCGTCAGGAATTATAACTGCTACAACTTATTATGGTACAGGAACTAATCTTACTGCTTTAAATGCTTCTAATATTGCTAGTGGAAAATTAGCACAATCAAGATTACCTGCGAATTTAGATGTAACTGGTAATTTAACAGTTTCTGGTGTTGCTACAGTTTCTGGTTCTGGTGGGTTGAATGTTACTCACAATTTGGATGTAAATGGTGCATTAGATGTTGATGGTCAAACAGATTTAGATGTACTTAATGTTTCCGAGACTGCTACATTTGTTAATGATGCAAAATTTAATGGTATTGCAGGTGTTACATCTGCTTATTGGGATAGATCTGAAAATACATTAAAATTACTTGATGATGTTAAAGCAACATTTGGTAATGGTGAAGATCTAAAAATATATCACGATTCATCTACATCACCATCACATACAAACAGAATTGTTGCTGGATCAGGACAACTATTAGAATTACAAACAGATAAATTAAGAATTGTAGATGTTGGTGCTACTAAAGATTTAATTTCTGCTAATGATGGTGGGCAAGTAACTTTATTTCATGCTGGAAATGCAAAATTAAGAACTTCTGGAGTTGGTGTTACTGTTTATAACCAACTAGATGTTGCTAATGTAAATGTAAGTGCTGGTGCTACATTCCAGAATAATATTAATGTTACTAAAGATATAGTTGTTACTGGTCTTGCAACTGCTGGATTTGTAACTACGAGAGATTTATATGTTTCTGGTATTTCTACTCTTAAAAGAGCATATATTGATGATCTTCAACTAACTGGTGTTACTACTTCAACTGGTGGTTATATTGGAAATAATATTCGTATTGGTATAACTGCTGCTAATGAGATTGATACATCTGGTGGAAATCTCGTACTTGATTCTACTGGTGGAACAGTAGAAGTTACTGATAATCTTACTGTTAGTGGAATATCTACAGGTCAATCATTATTTGGAACAAATATTTCTGTAACTGGTGTTGCTACCGTACCTACTGTTAAAACTCAAACGGTGACAACCAATAGTGGAAATTTAACACTTGATTCTGCTAGTGGTACTACACATGTTAATGATAATTTAAATGTTGCTGGTGTATCTACTTTTGTTGGGGTAGTAAGAATCAATAGTGGTATCACCCCTGATACTGATGAGGGTGCTTATCTAGGAGCTCCAGGTAGTGCTTGGTCTTCTGCACATATTGGAGAAGTTAGAATTGCTTCTGGTGGTAATAATAATGAGATTGATACTGCTTCTGGTAATTTAACATTAGATTCTGATGGTGGAAGTGTAATAGTTGATGATATATTACAAACTAATATTGGTATTCTTCCTGATTCTGATAAGGGAGCATATATTGGTACAAGTGGAAAGTCATATGCTGAAGCATATATTAATGATGTTACTATTGGTGTTGGTGCAACTACTAGAATTAGTACGAGAGGTGGAAATCTTCACTTAAATTCTAATGAAGGAAAGGTAGTTGTTGATGGTAATCTTAGTGTTAGTGGTATTACTACATTATCAAATGGTTTAGATTTTGGTGATAATGTTAAAGTGCAATTTGGTCAGAATGACGACCTAAAACTATATCATGATTCAAATCATTCTTACATTGAAGAATCTGGAACGGGTAATCTTTATATTCTTAGTAGTGAATTAGTAATACAAAAACCTGCATCTCCTAATGAGAATATTGCTAAATTTAAACAGGATAATTCTGTAGATTTATATTATGATAATGTTCTTAGATTCTCTACTTCTGGAATTGGAGTTACTATTTTTAGTCAACTAGATGTTAATAACATTAATGTTTCTGCTGGTGGTACATTTGCTATTGTAAATGTTGATAATATTAAACTTGATGGTAATGAAGTAGATACAACTTCAGGTAATTTAACACTTGATTCTGCTGGTGGATCAGTAATAGTAGATGATATTCTTACAGTTCAAAATGGTGCTAATATTAATGAAAGGTTTACTGCAAATAATGAATCATTCTTAACTCAAAATGTATATGTTGGATCTGATCTTAATGATTTATTTGTTGGTGGAGGTAAAGTTGGTATTGGTACTTCAATAGCAACAAATGAATTTGAAGTTGTAAAAGATAGTGGAAATCTAGTTGCTGAATTTGTATCCAGAACAGGAAATACAACTATTGGTTTAGGACAAAGTATAGGAATTGGTAATAGTTCTGCAACTGTTGCATATGTTGGAAAAAATTTAGATATTACAAATAAAACTGATGATGGTGATATTAATGTACATCTAGCATCTGGAGCACCTGGATCAGGTATTGTTACATCTTCATCCTTTAATGTGAAGTATGGATCTTCTACAGTTATTGGTGCTGGATATAGTGGTGGAGTTGGTATTAATAAGGCAGTTCCAGTAATTGCTCTTGATGTTGTTGGTAGTTCTGCGATAAGTGAAGATTTAAATGTTTCTGGTATCGTAACTGCTACTAGATTTATTGGATCTGGAACAAGTTTAACTAATATTCCTGCTGGACAATTAACTGGAGCATTACCAGCACTTGATGGATCTTTATTAACTGGTACTGATTTCTCTAGGTGGCATAACAATTCTACAGGTATTAGTACTGACAGACCTGTTGGTATTGGTACTACTACTGTAAATGGAGGAGCAGATCCTAATAATCTTACAGTATTAAATGCTGGTATTGTAACTGCTAACTATTTCTATGGTGATGGTTCTCAACTTACTAATCTTCCTGATGGAACAGTCTGGGATGATGCAGATGCCTTAAGTTATGTTGCAAAATCAGTTGGTATTGGTACTACTGTTGCTACTGATACATTAACTGTTAATGGTAGTTTAAGTGTTACAGGAACAACAAGTCTTACTGGAGATATAACTGTAGGTGTTGATGCTTCTGTTGGTATTGGAACAACTGCAAATCAATCTGATAGTAGAAATACTTTTAAAACTGATTTTTATAATGCTGGTATATCTACAGTAGGTACAATACAAGTAACAACTAGCCCACAATATACAGCAGGGCATATTACTGGTATTGATACTACTGGACTGAGATTAAATGATCAATTACTTGGTTCTACTACTGATGTTGGTGTTTCTACTATAGTACCAACATATAGTGGAATAACGACAATAGGAAATGGTCAAATATGGATAGATTTACATCCTACTAATGTTGCAATAACAACAGAAGTTATTACTTTTGGTAAATATACTGAAAAAACATTAGACTTTAAATATGGTGAATCACAGCATTATGGTGATGTAACCTTTGTTGGTGTTGGCACTAATACTGGTAATACAATAGTATTTGCACCTGGAACAACAGATAATTCTGTTTCTAAACCAGAAATTTCATATACTAATGCTGGTACTGGTATTAATACATCATATCAAGCACAATCTATTGTTGGTATTAATACTCTTAATCCACGTTCTAGTTTAGATCTTGGAGGATCTAAAGGATACTTAATTCCACCTCATCATGATGCTGCAATCAGACAAGTTAGTTTGGAAGATAATCCAAATATAGATGTTAATACTAGAGATCCTCAATTCTCTCAAGATCCAAGAAATGATACTAAGTATCCAAATGTTGTTGATGGATCAATAGTTTACTATCAACCTAAGAATCGTTTAGAAGTTGGTATAACAACTTATGCTACAGATAAATATCAAGCTAAACTTGAACCAATTTATGGAGAGGGTGGATATGGGGATGAAACACCTGGTACTATTGGAATAACCACAAATAGAATTACAGGTATATCTACTGTAGGTCTTGAGATTGGAATGTATGTTCAGGCAACACAACCTGCTTCATTTGGTGGACCACTTCATCTTGAAACTAAGGTACAAGGTTTTGATACAAATATTATAATATTAGATAGATTAACTACAAACTCTTCTCCAGAGTCTACTACTTTTAATATTGGATATTATCATTATCCTAGACAGACTCAATTCCTTCCTATTCAAACACTTGGGGTTTCTACTCATTCAGAGGGTTTTGAATATATTGTTACTCCTAAGTTATCAACAGGAGATCGTGATACTCTAACTACTGGTATTGGATTTACTGAAGGTGGAGGAGGTACTGGAGCATTGGTATTTAATACGACTACCAATAAGATGCAATGTTATGATGGAACCCAGTGGAGAGATCTCTGGTAGTGTCATATGACAATTTAATAACTGGACAGGGAACCTCACAAGGGTTCCCTTTTCTGCTATAATAGGGTCAAAATAAATTAGCAATGAACATTTATCTCGACGGATTTAAGGGTAATCCATTTGCTTTTGGATTAGGAGAAACCATACACACTTATGAGAAAAGGCATAAGGATGGTGATTATGGTAAGTCAAATCAAGATTTAAAGGCAGTTGGTAGTGCAAGAATAAAGAAGGGTTGGTGGACTAATTTTGATGGTAGAGATACTGATATACAGAAATTTATTCTTACTATTCCTCATATCTTTAAAATTGGTAGAGAAACTTATGGGTTTCCTGAAGATTGTGGTTTGAGTATTGATATTGTTAAAGGTCTAATTGAAAAGGAGTTCTTTATTGAGGAAAAGAAAGAAAGAGTTATTTTTGAACCATATCCATATCAGAGAGAATTTGTTGCAAAAGCACAAGGAGAATGGTTAGAATTTCTTTTATTTGCTAAGTGTCGTTCTGGTAAATCAGCAATGACTTTGAATCATATTGTTAATAGTAATCGTAAGGTTTCTTTATTAGTTTCTTATCGTAGGTCTCCTAGTGATTCTTGGTTTCAGGATGCTACGAGATTTGATATATTTAAAAATATTAGGGTTATTGATATGAAAGATCCTTCATGGAAGAGTGATCTTAATTATTATCTCCAGAATCCAGAACTACAAATTGTTTTATGGTCTACAGTTCAGGGTCTACAGAGAGGTCGTTTAAAGCAATTAAAGGAACTGACAAATATTAATCTTCTTATTCTTGACGAGTCTCATATTGGAAATAGTGCAAAGCAGTTTCAGAATATTCGTAATCAATTAATTACAACACCTTGTCTGAGTATTTCTGGGACAGCATATAGTCAAATTTGGCAATATCCTGAAGAAAATACTTTTGTTTATTCTTATTTTGAAGAACAACTTGATAATAAATTGGGTGTGTATAAGAATCCACGTCCTAAGATGAATGTTAAGGTTGTTAAGTATCAGAGTAATTTGTATCAGTCAATTTATGGAGATGATCCTGATGCAATGAAGAATATATTTCATATTGAAGATAGTGAATTTATTAATAAGGATCTAGTAAGAGACTTTATTCAGAAATATTTTTCTCCACAAATACACATTAGGAATCGTAAGGATCGTTTGTTTGGTTCATCTCAACACATGCTAATGTGTCTACCTAGTGTAGAGGCATGTCATTTGTTTGCTAGAATGATTGAGTCATATTATCTTCCATTTGTCGTAACTGGTGAGACTGGTAGAGGGTCGGATGATATTGAGAAGTTTATTCAGGAAAATATAGAGGGTAAAACAATTACTTTTACCTATGAAGCAAATGTTCTTGGAGTAACACAAGAATTGTGGGATACTATTATTAATGCCAAAGAGGGTAAGTCGGCAGAATTTTGGACACAATTTGCTTTTCGTGGTGGAAGTAGTAACAAAGATTGGGATGTGGTAGATTTCTGTCCACAACGTAGTCTTGAGTCATTAATTCAATATTATGTGACAAGTTCTGAAAGAAATCCTGCTTTACTTGATTACAATTTAGTTGATTTTGTTCCAATATATGAGTTTGAGAATGGATTTAGAGAATTAACACAGGAAGAAATTAGTGGAATTGTTGCTTCTGATGCAAATGCTTCTGTTCGTATAATATCTTCAGTTCTTTCATCACTTGATTATAATAAGTTGAAAGATTTTCAAATGAATATTGAGTTAAAGTCTAGTTCTAAAGATAGTTTAAAGAGTGTAACTGTTAATGATAATGATACTAATGGTAAGTCGAATAAAGTTAAATTAAGTTCTAAGAATAAAGGTGATAAAGAACTACTATTAAAACTTAAAACTTTAAAGTCTATTACAGATTCAATACCTTTGATTCAGTTCTATGAATTGAAAGAAGGTAAACGGATTCAAAATACGACTTCATTGCTAACTTCTGATTTATATGCTAAAATTACTCAAGATACAGATAATTGTCTTGCAAGAGCATTTGATGAGGGTCTATTGAATCTTAAGTCATTTACTCATAGATTGATTCAGTCTAGTACACAGGTTGAAAGTTCTATGAATCAGGATGAGATGGGGACACTTTTTAAACTGTCCATTAGTAAAGGTAGTAACCGCACTATTCCGCTAGAATTACTAGATAATATGTATTCCAGAGGATGAAGAAACTCTTTATATTGGGTGATCCAACTGGTTGCCATACTTATTATGGTATTAATGTATTAAAATTTAAACCAGAGAATATAGTTGTATTTGAACCAACAGAATGGAGTAGAGATTTAATAGCAATACTAGATAAAAATATTACAACTGTATCATCAACTAATTCTATTCCTAACATGAAGTTTACCCATTCTTTAATCAATCCACCATATCAGGCAGAAGGACTTAAGAACGCTGGTAAAACCCAATGGGATAAGTTTATACCTGTAGTTGAGAATGTTGTTGTAGATGGTGGTTGGATGAATCATGTACATCCTTCAGCATGGAGAAAACCAGGACATAAATTAAATCGTTTATTTGAGTATCAATTTCATAAACTTTCTATTCATAGTGATGCTGAAGGTATGAAAACCTTTGGTGCAGGTACTAGATATGATTATTATTGTATGGAAAAAGTACCAGCATATAAAAATTCTCTTGTTAGATGGCAAGGTGAGAAGGATTATATGGAGTTTGATCTTAGAGGTAGAGATTTCTTACCTAATAATGAGATTGAACTTTGGGATTTAGTTTCTTTCTTTTCAAGAGAGAATGAAGTTCCATTAGATTTGTATATGAAGGCAACTAGAAGTGGGCATTTAAATCCTGGTAATAAGAATCTAGTTGATTATATAACTGATTACCCTATTCTCCATAAACTCAATGCTCAAGGTGAGAAAACTATTGCTTATTCTGCAATTCCTCATCCTAAGAATCAGTTTGATAAGAAGGTTATGTTCTCTGAGAGTAGATACATTCTTGCCATTTATGATGATGGTGATATGGGATGCTCAGATCATATGACTTGGATTAATGTTAATTCTAAGGAGGAAGGTGAAGTTATTGTTCACTTTATTAATTCTGATATTGGTAAAAGATTAGTTAAATCTTCTAAGTGGGGTAACTTTAGAACTGAGCAAGTTATGTGGAGAAAGGTAGTTAATCCATTTAAAGTTGGGGTTAGAGTTGGTGATACTGATGATGAAATTATTCAAAAGTATAATGATTATAAGAATGAGGTATTGAAGTGAAGAGAAATGAACATAATAAGAATGTAGGATCTAATATAGATCGTTCAGATGATAGAGTAGATTCAACTGGGGAAGTATTTACTCCACCTTGGTTAGTGGAAGAAATGATAGATGCTTATCCTATTGAGGATCTTAAAGATCCTAATTCAACATTTTTAGATAATTCTGCTGGATCAGGTAACTTCTTAGTTGGGTTAAAAGATAGATTATTACAATATCATAGTGAGGAACATATATTAAATAATATGCTTTATGGTGTAGAATATATGGAAGATAATCATAAAGAATTATGCAATAGATTGGGTATTTCTACTACACATTCACATTATGTTTGTGCTGATGCTTTAAACTATCATTATAAATTTGATGGAACACCATTAGAAGCAACACTAGAAGGGTTTTTCTAACCACATTTTGATCTGGCACATAATATCCATAATAGTTTTTATATCTGCTATAATATATCCATACAAACAAAGAGCATAGATGCAGTTACGTCCTCATCAGGAAAAAGCATTGGAAGCAATGGCAAGAACCTCTAAGGGACAGATCATCGTGCCTACAGGCGG